TGGTGGGACACCGCAGCCCAGGCGCTGATGCGTGGCGATTTCCCCGCATTCGACGCCGCAATGACAAAGTTTCGTGAAGCATCCTCAAGGGAACCGGGCTGCGCCAATAACGCACCCGGTCGCAATTCGTGACTGAACTGCAAGACAACGCGCTGATCGAGATTAGCGAGCAGGATTTGGCGGCGATCCTCACCGATCATTTCTGCTCAAACTACACGCCGTTCAAGCTCCAGCGCGTCCACTCTATCGACCAGAACGATGGGTCCGATGTGTTCACCATTCGCCTGTCGCCCGTCGATCCAACGGAGGCAGCATAATGGCAACCAAACCAGCAGATAAGCCCCTCAAGGTCGTTGCCGAAACTGTCGGCGATGTCCTCAAGGAAATGGACCAGTGCGCGGAAGCCAACATGCGTTTGTGGAACGCGGTCTGCCGCACCGATCCGAAGCACACCAAGCCGGTAGAGTTCGGTCGCAAGTTCACGGCAATCGACGCCCATTACCAGATACAGGAGGCGACCAGGCTGTTCGGCCCCGTTGGCGAAGGCTGGGGCTATGACACTGGCGAGATTGTCTTTGCCGATGGTCTGGTGATCGTCCCCGTCACCCTGTGGCACGGCGACCGTGGCAAGACGTTCGGCCCGATCTACGGCAGCACTACGCTTCGCGACCGCAAGGGCAACATCGATAAGGACGCGCCGAAGAAGGCTACTACCGACGCGCTAACCAAGGCGCTGTCGCAGCTCGGCTTCAATGCCGATGTGTTCCTCGGGAAATTCGACGACAACAAATATGTCGAGGAGGTTCGCGCCGAGTTCGCGGCCAACGACGAGAAGCACCGCGAGAAAACCAAACTGGACGGCCCATACGACACCCTGCCCAAGCTGGAAAAGGCGGCGCGGGAGTTCGCCCGCACGCTGCGAGGCATGGGTAGCCTGTCAGACTTCGAAGAGTGGAAGAAGGACGCGGACGTGATTGCGTTCGTCGATCAGTGCAAGCGCGACCTACCTGGATGGTGGTTCGCCAATCACCCCGAATGCCCACCTGATTTCACCCCGCTGGCAGTCGAGGTTGCCAGCACACGCCGAGGCTTAGCCGAAATTGAAGAAATGGAGACGACACGATGAGCGGACTGAACAAAGTCACCCTGATTGGCAATCTCGGAGCCGATCCCGAAAGCCGATCGCTCAACAATGGTGGAACGGTCGTCAACCTTCGCGTTGCCACGGCGGAACAATGGAAAGACCGCGACGGCAACCGACAGGAGCGCACGGAATGGCACCAGGTCGTGATCTTCAACGAGGCATTGGGGAAGGTGGCGACAAGCTATCTCCGCAAGGGATCGAAGGTCTATCTCGAAGGCTCGCTCCAGACGCGCAAATGGAAGGATCAGAGCGGAACCGACCGCTACACAACTGAGGTCGTAATGCAGAAGTTCGGCGGCGCGCTGTTGCTGCTGGATAGCAAGAACGCCGATAGCGGGCCGCCCGACTCACAGCAGACTCCGCTCAATGATCGAGAGCCGACGACTGCCGATCTGGACGACGAAATTCCGTTCTGATGCTACGCCGCGCCGCCTTTGCTCCTCGGATCGAAAAGTCGCACCGCGCCGACGAATGGAAGCGCTGCCCGCCGTTCCTTAAATGGTTGCGCGGTCGGCAATGCTTCCTCTCCGTCCACGCTCCGCACAAGCACAAGTGCGAGGGCAAGGTCCGCGCCTGCCATTTCGATCCGTGGGGCGACAAGGGCACGGGAACGAAGGTTTCCGATAGCGCCGCGATGCCGCTCTGTGACGGCGCGCACATGCTCCAGACGGATATCCTGGGCTGGCCCGCATTCCAGCGAACGTTCGGCTTCGACGGACGCGACGTTGTGACCGCTTACTGGCTGGAATGGTTGGACGGAACGACGATGGGCGCGGCGTGGAAGAGGAAGCAGGAGGACGCTCAGCCCCGTCCCCGACTTACAGAAGAGGATTATCGCCGTGGCTGACGAGGCCCCGCTATTCTTTGAACGGCGCTTGGGCGGACTCTTCCCGGCCTGTCCCGCAGCCGAGAAAGCGCTGTCCGCAATCAACGGTCGCGTTCGGGTCAAGATCACCCGCACCCAAGGGAATAACAAGCGCATCGCTTTGTATTGGGTGGTGCTGGGGATCGCCGCTCCGATGCTCTCAGAACAATGCTCGGGTGACGCAATCGACGACGAGATGCTTCACGACATTCTGAAGGATCGGCGCGGACTCTACACAACCACCGTTCTGCCGAGCGGCGAGATCGTCAAGAACTACCGCTCGATCAGCTTTCACCAGATGGACGAGGTTGAGCGAACCAAGTTCATCGATTGGGCTTTCGAGACGCTGAGCAAGTGGCTTGTCGTGCCAGTCGAAACACTCACCCAGGAAGCGAGGGACGCGGCATGAGAGAATCGCGCACTTGGATGAAGGAACCGTGCGGGCTTTGTCCGTATTCGCGAACAAACACCCTTTGGCTCCATCCAGAGAGGGCTGAGGACTTCGCATATAACGCAACGAATCCATACAGCGACTTCCCGTGCCACAAAACGGCAGACTTGCACGAGGATGACGACGGCTCTGAATATGTTTGGGGGCGCAAGTCGCTAACGTGCTGCGGCTTCCTCAGCCTGCAAGTCAACGAGAATGGTCGTGGCCCCGAGGGTTTTGAGCCTCACTGTGACGCGTTCAGTGAGGCGTGGGAAATGATCGACCACCACACCGAGCATTGGGAACGATGAGCGCGACCGACGCGCACAAGCGATCGAAGCACAACGGGCCGAAACCGTGAAGCATGGTTCGGTTCACGAGAGCGCGTCCCCGAAGGGGTGTGCCCAGAAAGGTTCACTGTGAAACACGGCCACAGAATCTTCCTCGATCCATCACAAACCAAGTCCTCAACAGGACGAAACCCTAACGCATGGCCGCTTAGGTTGATGCCAGAGAAAGCAACACGAGAGAATGTGCTGAAGGGCCAAGCGGCGTGATTGGGCGCGTGCTTCGCACCTGGCTTTCGTCCCTTCGGGATCGAGCCGCTGCACGTCTCGCCGCGTTGCGCTTCAATCCCTCGCGCGAGCTGGTGCTTATCATCGGCGCGGCGCTCGCTGTTTGGTTCATCAGCTAGTGAACCGCGCCGCCCTTCCCGATTGGCCTCGGCTGATGGGCGAGGACATGGCGGCTGCCTATGTGTCGCTATCTGCCACGACGCTGCGCGAGAGAGGGCCAGCCCCTGCCAGACTCGGCAAGCGGAAGCTCTACGACCGCCACGATCTCGACAGATGGGCGGACAGGCTTGCGGGGCAACCCCTGACGGCGCAAGAAATGCGGCAGGAGGCGTCCGAGATCGAGCGCCGGTTCCTGGAGAAACGCCGTGCCCGAGGCTAGGCTACCGTTCATCTACGTTGTAAAGGGCCGCTACTGGCGCTTCCGCCGTGGCCCGCTGAAGGCCCCGCTTCCTGGCAAACCTGGCGATCCCGCGTTCCACAAGCGCTACGGTGAGTTGGTCGCGCAATCCGAGCTGAAGGCACCCGAGCCGGACAAAGAGAGCTTCGCGTGGCTGATTGCCCGCTACCGCACGAGCGCCGAGTTCAACGCACTGCGCCCGCTTACCCGCCTCGACTACGACAAGACGCTGGACCTGATCGAAGCCGAGCTGGGCGCGGAGCCGTTCGCGCTGACGACGCACAAGATGGTGAAGCAGGTCCGCGACGATCACGCCGCAACGCCTCGCAAGGCGCACAAGATTCGGCAGATGTTGTCGCGGCTCTATTCATGGGCTGGCGAAGAAAGCCTTGTCGAGCCGTCATTCAATCCCGCCGCGCATGTGAAGCGGCTGAAGGTGCGCCAGAAAGCGATCACGCCTTGGTCCGAGGCCGAGATTGCGGCGTTCCTCTCTGTTGCTCCGCCGTGGCTTCGGACGCCCGTTCTGTTGGCGCTCTACACAGGCCAGCGCCGCGAGGACGTGGTTCGTATGACGTGGGCCGACTATCAGGGCGCGTTTGTTCGCGTCCGCCAATCCAAGACAGGCGAACCGCTGGATATTGCGTGCCACAAGGTTCTGCGGTCGCACCTGTCATCCATCAAGACGGCCTTCGGAGGGCCGATTGCCCGCAATGCCAAGCGAAGGCCGTTCACCGCCAACTCACTCAGCCAGGCCATTCGCCGGCAGATCGGCGAGATGGAAGGCTTCCCGCAGGATCGATCGATGCACGGGCTGCGCTATGCCGCCGCCGCGAGGCTAGACGAAGCCGGATGCACCTTGACGGAAGCGGTTGCGGTTCTCGGCCACCGCACCTATCAGATGGCTCACCGCTACATGGCTCAGCGCCGTGCTTCCGAGGCCGCAATGGCCCGTCAGGAGGTCCGGGGATGAACCGTGAACGGAACGGGAAACTGCTAACTCACACAGGATTGGCAGTGCTAACTCGACCGCAAAAATGGCGGAAAAGGCCCGATGGCGGAGTGGTTACGCAGAGGACTGCAAATCCGCTTTCTATGGCTGATTTCCGCGATAGTTCGCTAGTTTCACGATCCGTTCCGCACATAGCTTTTCAAGGGCTTATGCGGCAGAGTGCTAACTGCGCAAGGGATGCCGTCCGAAGGACCGAGACGCGAAGGCGGCTCGGGCGCCTCAGCACCGGCTAGCCCGGTCCGTAAGGATGCGCCCAACACTGACAACGACGCGCTAAGCGGGGAAGATCATGGGTGATCTACGCTGCACCAAATGCGACAAGAAGCTATCTCGCAAGAGGCGATTGGGCACTTGAGATACCACTACGCTTGAGTCGGGTTTGTAGGATTCGCTGGATTCCCCGGAGTCAAGACCGCCGGAGTGTCGCAATCCCCAGAAATAATTCACTGCGTCGCTGGATTTTCCATACATTCCGCTTTGCAAGAACCACTCGGTGGTGTAGGGGAATGTAGCGAGGGTCCGACGTTCGCGCGCCGGCCCTCGCTGGTGAGCCCACGCCTCTGAGAAGGTTGGGGCCCGAGTAAGCGTAGCGTTTCAACCCTGCCCACGAGGCTGAGAAGTCGAGAGGTTTAAGAAGCTGCCGGTCATGAAAGGATGACCAACCACCTCCGTAAACCCGCTACACGCGACCTCCCGGAGGAAGCCGTCCCCGTGGTGCCATTGGGCGCCCCGGGGCGGCATTTTGTCTAGCACAACAGAGGCAAAAAGCCAAATGGAAAACGACCAGATTCCTGACCCTTATGACGCGGTACTGACCGATCTGCGTGCCAAAAAGGCGCAGATTGAGGCAACTATCGCGCTTTTAGAGTCACTTAGGGCGACCGGCGTTCCTCCGCTTCCGGGAAGCGCTCCATTGGGCGCTGGATTGGCACAAAAGCCTAAGGATACGCCTTCCGAAGTCGGTCCCGGCGCATTCTTCGGAATGACAGTTCACGACGCCGCGATAAAGGTTCTTCAGATGCGGCGGCGCGAGCTACAAACCACCGAAATCGTGGCTGAAATCGAGCGCGGCGGCATCCGTATGACCTCATCGGACAAGACGAACACCGTGGGCTCTATCCTCTTGCGCCGCTTCTACAATGTGGGCGATCTCGTCCGCGTTGGGCGGGGCCGGTGGGGACTCCAGGAATGGTACCCCGGGCGCAAGTTCCCGAAGGGGAAGGGCGGTGAAAACAACAAAGGCGACGAACAAGACGCGAACGATGTAGGGAACGAACAGGAAACCGCCGCGTCCAATCCGTTCGCGGTTAGGATGAACCCTCACCTCACCAAGCGTCAATTGGACTTGGGGCCGCCCAACATCCCACTCGGTCCGGACAGCGATATCCACAGCGCTCCGGACGACTCCGATGAAAGCATTATCGGATGAGCGACTACACTGAAGAAGAGGCCGATAGGCGGCGTGACGAGGTGGTAAAACGGATGCTCAACACGCCGCCCAAGCCTCACAAAAGGAAGAAGCCTAAAGGTGACGCTTCCACCTCTGATGCTTCGGCTTCTTGATAGGCTTATAGGGCTGTTGCGGCTTCAGATCCTTTGAGCATCAGGCGCTTGCCGACTGTCCCTTGAACAGCCTTCACAGCCCGCGCCGTATCGTTCACGCCGCAGGCCTCGCGGTGCGTGTATCTGAAATCGAATTCGGCAAGATAACGGTGCAGATGATGCTCGCGGCAGTGCTGATAAACACCGCGCATGCCGCGCTTGAAGATGCTGAAATAGCCCTCCACCGTGTTTGTGTAGGCCTTCCCGACAACATATTCGTCTAGCTGATGCCGCACTATGGAATGGTCAGCGAAATGCGGCTTGAGCGAGTGCCGATAGATCGAGTGATCGTCGGTCATCACATGCGCTTCCTTGGCGACATTCGCCTTCACGATCGGAATGATTTCATCAGCGCTGGTACGCTCGAAAACCATTGAACGCGCCTCACCGCCACGCTTCACGAGCGACAGAACCTTCATCTTATGCCCTACGCCACCGCGCGGCGTGCTGTGGCCGGCCTTTTGTCCGATATAAGTCTCGTCGATTTCGACAACCTCACCCTCTCCGCCCATCGGCGCAAGGCTCCCCTCTCGCATCGCTTCCCGGATTCGCACAGCTGATGGGCCGAAATACCCTTCTTGCTGGAGACCATGAGATGCGTTGCAAGAAGCCACTTATGCAGCGGAATGTGTGATCTCTCATACACGGTGCCGATGGTAGCACTGAACGGCTTACGGCAGCCCTTTTCGCGACACTTGTAGAGCCCGGGTCGCGTACTCTTTCCCTGCAATAACACGGAGTTGCCAACTGTCCCGCAATGCGGACAGACGCGACCATCCGGCCACCTAATGCCCTCAAAATAGGCGCGGGCGGCTTCCTCATCATTATAAATCGGGTCGGTTAGGTTCGTCATACAAACCCAACTAGCAATTCAATCGTGGTACGTCAAGTGCCCAATCGCCTCGCAAGACGGCGCGGGTGATCGACGGCAAGCCGCTGTGCAGCTCGTGCATGTTCTCTCAGCCGGTTAAAGACCGCCATGCGTCCTGAATCTCGCCTGGTCCGTCTCTGCCGTAACTGTTTCCGTCCAAAGGGTGGAAAGGGATATTATGGTGCTGAGTGTCAGTGTGACAGACCTGGGGTTAGGACTGTGATGTCTCATTCTGCTGGGCAGACAGTTGTTGGACGTGATCCGGCTCTCGTGAACGGCACCCTGTTCCACGGTTGCCGCCCTTCGGGCTTCGATCCGGCGTAAGTTTGACAACGCTCTCCGTCTCTGCTACGGAGGTCTTGCGTAATTGATACGCGATTGGGCTAACGGCCCGCCGAATAGGAGAACGCGAGATGAAGTTCTACCGCGCAGTCTGGAAGGACGACGAGCCGACCGCAGCGAATTGCGAATGGTTCACCAACAAGCGCGATGCTGAGCGCGAGGCATCCGCAAACTGGCGCGGCAACGTTCTGGAAATGGACGTTCCCACCACCAAGGCCGGTTTGCTTGAGTTCCTGAACGAGCGCTGCTGGCGCTATCCCTAACCCCTTGGGCTATCAGCCCGCCTTAATCAGGAGATATGATGATGACCGATGCAGAACGCCGCGCCATTGAGCGCATTGTAGAGGCCGCAGATCGCATTGCAGATCGCATTGAGGAGTTTCGCGAGGTGACAGCTGGGCGCAAGCCCATACCGGCTGCGCTACTGAACAATCTTCGCATGGCGAGGCGGCATGTGCGACAGACTTGCGATGCCTAACCTTCTCACCCCTGACGAAATCCGCCTTGCCCGCGAATCTCTAGGGCTATCTCAGCAACAACTGGCTGAAGCCCTCTGCATGAAGAACGATGGAGCAAGGCGGATCAGGGCCTGGGAACACGGCGAACGCGAGATCACCGGACCAGCAAGTGTCGCTATCCGACTGATGATCCAGCGGCTCTCCGATTAGCCCTTATACGCTGGAATGCTTTCCATGTTGCTCGGCTTAGCTTCTCCAGCTCTATGTCATCGAGGAAGATGGATATACTTCCGCTGTCCAGCTCGATCGTAACGCAGCCCTGCTCGTGGGGTTCGTTGAAGAGGATGCGCTGACGGCCCTTCTCGATAATGAGGGGTGCGGGTGCGGGCTTCATTGGGCGCGGACCCTTTTGCCGTCCTGCCACGCGCCACACGCCTGACACTGCAGCCGCTGGATGAAGCTCGCCTTGGTCCGCCTGATACCTCTCGACTGAACCCGATGCGATCCGCAGCCACCGCAAGCCAGAGCTGGCGTCATCCCCATATGCGGGTGATCGACGACGTAAGCCCTGACCTTCTCGTAGACCTCGACGGTCAAATCCACGTCGCCGGCGCAGTATCGGGCCATGCGCTTCTGGGCCTTCTCGTCACCGTTCATGACGGCTAACCACATTTCCAGCCCGTCATGCTTAACCTTCGCGCCCAGCCCTAGAAGCGGTGCGATGTAATCCAGCTTGTTGCAGATGAAGCCGAGCTTCCGAACGGCCTTGTAAATGTCGATCTGGGTGAGTTTGGGAGGGGGGGGAAGGCCCGCAAGAAGGAACTCGCCGGAGAGTTTGGGAATGTCGAACGATGCCCCGTTATAGGTGCAAACGGCGTCAGCTTCCTCAAGTGCCGCATGAGTGACGCGAAGCATCTCCTCGTGGCCGTGCTGCCAGTCTGAATAGACCTTGGCGCGCTTTTCGTCGGACCAGCGAAGGCCGACGCAGATTACTCCTCCGTCGCGGAGGATTTGCTTGTGGCCGATATGCTGGTCGCGGATGCCGAACGAAGCAATGATTGCGGGCTTCGTCTCAATATCCAGGAACAGGATTCGAGGTGTGTTCTCGTTGGCATAGTCCACACAGAGGTTCCCCACCTACCGCGATGTTGCGGCGGCTCCCGTCGATTGTTCGAGATATTCGATTGCTGGTGCGATCAGGCCTTCAGCGAATGCGCGTTGGTCCTTCACTCGCTCTGCCATGAGATGAGAATATGCGTGGCGGAGCTGTGCGAGGTGGAACGCGAGGCTGTCTTTCACTTCGCCGCTCCGGCGTTAGGATCGACTTTGGTTATTTGCTCGACGTAGGTGATGAGCTGGTCGAGCTGGAGTTCGTGTTCTGCCCCGAGCACATATT